TAAATTAGATGTACAATTAAAAGAAATACTAGCAGACTATATAAATAAAACACCAGGTAAAGAATTAAAAGATGTGATGAGAGGTATTTCTTTTACAGACACAGATGGTTTTACATATTTTAAATTTAAAGATTTTTGGAAATTTTTATTAAAAACTAAAATTTGGGCAGAACGAACTTATCCTAAACAAAAAACAATGAGATTGTTACAATCTTTGTTTGAAGCAAAAGAAGATACCCCTAAGATAGGTACAAAGTCTGTAAGACTTTTAAGAATGCCAACAATAAAATTAGAAAGACCTAACCCTAGAACAACGAAAGTAGAAAAATCACCATGGCTATAGTTAAAAAAATAATGGGACCACCAGGCACTGGTAAAACATATAGATTAGTAAATCATTATTTAAAAAAAGAATTAAATGAATATAACACTGATCCTGAAAAAATTGCATATATTACATTTAGTAAATCTGCTGCAGAAGAAGCAGAAGAAAGAATTTCAGAATTGTTTCCAAGTGCAAAATTAAAATATATATCTACCATGCATGCAATGGGTACGGCTGAATGTGGTATAGACACAAACACTCAATTGCTTAAGGGTAAAAAATGGAATAGATTTAAACAAGAATATTCAGAGTGGTTTAATATATCTTTTGAAACAACAGTAGATGCAGCAGGTAACCCTAGATATCAAAATACTCATTTACAAATAATACAATATTCAAGATCTAAATTAATATCTATAGAAGATGCTACTGTTGAATTACAAAAACATCATGACATAGATGTAGATTCTACAATACAATTACAAACAGATTTAAAATCATTCAAAGAAGGAACTAATATGGTTGAGTTCTATGACATGATTAACAAGTTTGTCGAGGAAGGTCGATGTCCTCCACTCGATGTCATCTTCCTCGATGAAGCCCAAGACTTAAGTCCTCATCAATGGAAATGTTTTGATTATATAAAATCAAAATGTAAACGAGCATATATGGCTGGTGATGATGACCAAACTATTTATGGGTTTCAAGGTGCAGATCCTGCATGTTTTATGTCACAAGAAGGTGAGAGAGATGACCAAGAAATATCTCGTCGAGTACCTAAAAGCGTGCATCGAGAAGCTATTAAAATTCTAGATCAGTTAACAACAAGAATAGACAAAAAATGGACACCACGAGATGCTGAAGGTAAAGTTTATCCTAACCACACTTTAGATGAAATAGATTTTTCAAAAGGTAATTGGATGATATTAGCTCGAACAAATAAATTATTAATTAATATATCAGAACATTTTTATTCATTGGGTGTAAGATTTAAAGCAAAAACAAATACACGGCTACCAAATGACATTGTTGAAACATATCAAATTTGGATTAGATTAAATCAAGGAGCGTTTATATCAGGAGAAGAAGCTCAAACTTTGTATAAGTCACTTGTGGTTAAAAAAGGCCATGTAGCAAGACGTTTTTCTGATGGTAAAAGTTTACAAAATGAAAAAAGCGTTGACCTTCAAAAACTAAAAACACACCATGGATTATTAATACAAGGTGATTGGAAACAATTGCATATTTCAGATCAATATAAAGATTACATGCAAACTTTATTAGAAAGAGGAGATGACTTAATGAAAGAACCTAACATAGAACTTCTTACATTACATGGATCAAAAGGTAAAGAATGTGAAAACGTATGTTTGTTTACAGACTACGGTTTAGAGGGACAAGATGAATTTATATATCGTAGTGCATACGAAGATCCAGATCCAGAACATAGATTATTTTTTGTAGGTGTAACGAGAGCAAAAGAAAATTTATATTTAATGCAACCAACTTCAGATTATTATTACACAATAGGAGAACCAATAGTATGACAAATAAAAATATGTTTAAAGGAATAACTTACGGATCATTAGAAAAACAGGTAGGTGGAAAACATTACCAAAACATGGAGATCCAACCCGCAGAATTTATTAATGAAAATAAACTCTTGTTTGCAGAAGGGAATGCTATAAAGTATATTTGTAGACATCAAAATAAAGGTAAAGCAAACGATATACAAAAGGCAATACACTATTTAGAGATGATATTAGAAAGAGACTATAGTTAATGTTTGAAGCACAAACGGAATGGATAAGTCCAGAGTCATTTCCAGATTTAAAAGACCATAAATACATAGCAATCGATTTAGAAACAAGAGACCCCGGATTAAAATCACGAGGGTCTGGTGCATTAATTGGTGAGGGAGAAATTGTAGGAATATCAGTAGCTGTTGAAGGATGGTCCGGTTATTATTCTTTTGGTCATAAAGAAGGAAATTTTTTTGATGAAGCTGTTGTTATGCGATGGATAAAAGAAGTATGTGCATTACCAAATGTAAAATTATTTCATAATGCTATGTATGATGTGTGTTGGTTAAAAGCATATGGTGTTAAAATAAATGGACATATTGTTGATACAATGGTTATGGCATCTTTAATAGATGAAAATAGATTTTTCTATTCATTAAATAGTTTATCCATAGATTATCTTGGACAAGTTAAAGATGAAACGGCATTAAGAGCTGCTGCAGATAAAGCTGGCATTGATGCAAAATCTGAAATGTGGAAGCTACCTGCAATGTATGTAGGAAAATATGCAGAAAAAGATGCAGAATTAACTTTATCTTTATTTAAAAAATTATCAAAAGAAATTAAAACACAAGATCTTACAAAAGTATTTGATCTTGAGACACAATTATTTCCTTCTTTGATTGATATGAAATTTAAAGGCGTGCGTGTAGACGTTGAAAAAGCTCATAAATTAAAATCCACATTAGCTGAACAAGAAAAACAAGTGTTGCAAGAAATAAAAAAAGAAACAGGAGAAGATGTTCAAATATGGGCAGCAAGAAGTATTGCCAAAGTTTTTGACAAATTAAAATTATCCTATGAAAGAACTGCAAAAACACAAGCACCTTCTTTTACTAAAAATTTTTTACAAGAACATGAAAATCCCATAGTGCACAAGATAGCAAAAGCTAGAGAAATTAACAAGGCTCATACTACATTTATTGATACAATTATTAAATACCAACACAAAGGTAGAATACACGCTGACATAAACCCTATTAGAGGAGATAGTGGAGGAACTGTAACAGGTAGGTTTTCTTATTCTAATCCAAACCTCCAACAAATTCCAGCGAGAAACAAGCAGCTAGGACCGATGATTAGATCATTATTTATACCAGAAGATAATCACAAGTGGGGTTGTTTTGATTACTCACAACAAGAACCAAGATTAGTAGTTCACTATGCAGCTACAAAATTTAAAGGAGATGAAGAAGTTACAGAAATTGTAGAACGATTTCAAAACAATGCTGTAGATTTCCATCAAACTGTAGCAGACATGGCTAATATATCTAGAACACAAGCTAAAACAATTAACCTTGGGTTGTTTTATGGTATGGGTAAAGCTAAATTACAAGCAGAATTAGGTTTATCAACTAAAGAAGAAGCTTCAAAATTATTTAATAAATATCATGACAGTGTTCCATTTGTAAAAGATTTAATGGATGCAATTTCTAGAGATGGACAAGCATTTGGATATATAAAAACATTTGGTGGTAGAAAATGTAGGTTCAATAAATGGGAAATAGCAGAATGGAATGCAGGTAATTTTAAGGCACCAATGAGTAAAGCAGATGCAGAAGCAGCATATTTTGAAAAATATCCAAAAGCTACAAAGGCAAACATTAGAAGAGCCATGACTTACAAAGCTTTAAACAAATTAATACAAGGATCAGCAGCAGATATGACTAAGCAATCTATGTTAGATTTATATAGAGAGGGTATTGTGCCACATATACAAATTCACGATGAATTAGATATTTCTGTAGAATCAGAGGATCAAGCTAAAAAAATTATTGAGATTATGGAAAACGCTGTTAAATTAAAAATTCCCAATAAAGTAGATTATGAATCTGGAGATAATTGGGGAGAAATAAATGGATAATTATTATGGCTTACTTAAATGCAAATATTCCTGTACAATACGCACAAATAAAAAAGGAGTATTTATATGACCTTAAAAAACATTATGGAGAAGTTGAAGATTGTATCATCTTTGGGCTTACAGCCATTACTGGAAAAGCTATCTTGTGGCATGCCATCATGGAGAACGGTGCTATCTTTTATCGTCTCCCCATATCAGCTTTTATTCAGCGTGGTTTTCAACCGAAAGCTGTTCCGATTCGAAGACTTGATGAATTGGAATTGTGGAATAGTTTTTCTTACTACCCTGCTGTTACTAGTTATGATATTTTAGACGGACAAGCTGGAAAATATATAGGTAAAGATAAAAAATGGCATAATGGTAAATACTTATTTACCGTTGACTTTGCACATCCAGAGAGTAATATACTAGATACCGAACATTCGGAAATACCGCACGAACATAAGTGCGCTCACATAATGGCTTTAGATGACGGCAATTATGCGGCACAGCCAAACAATAGAATTATATGGGACCTACCTTCTTTTACAGTGAAAGATAATACTCCTGATTGGAAGGTACAAACATCAGAGTGGAACGTAGAAGATTCTGGTAAATGGCAAACTGAAGATACTGATAATTTTTTCTACGAAATTGAGGAGAAAAAAAATGATTAAAAAATGGATTGTAAGACCAATTAGAAAAGTTTGGAATTGGTTAGCAAATATAGTTAAAAACTGGATTAGTTAATATGAGTAAATGTCAAAATTGTAATCACGATTGTCATTGTGAGTGGCATAGGTGCATGTTGATAAGCTCACATATTGACATTTGTGAATGCACTAAATGTACTTGTAATACAAAAGACGAAGACAAGACATGGGAAAACGAGGTTGTATACGAAAAATAATGGAGATAAGCAAAATGAATTATTATTTTACAGCAACATTAATTATATTAATAACTTTGTTAGCATTATTTGGAGGACCTGTGTATCCAGCAGAAACACAATCGAACGTTAGCGGATCCAACACAAGTATTGAAGGTGGCTATACTGGGGGAGCAACTACTTACCAAGATGGATCATCATCTAATAGTACAACTAATTCAACATCAAACAGTAATATAAAATCAGCACCACCAACAGCTTCATCACCTTCATACAATTCTATGACACAAGATGTATGTGCAGTAGGTGGATCACTTGGAGTACAGACATTTGGATTTGGTGTCAGTGGCGGAAAACATTTTATTGATAAAAATTGTGAACGATTAAAGTTAGCAAGAATACTAAATGATTTCGGAATGCGTGTAGCAGCCGTGGCGATTCTTTGCCAGGACCCCAGGGTATTTGAAAGCATGATTTCCGCAGGAACCGTTTGCCCAATCGACGGCAAAATTGGATCTGAGGCTATGGCATTGTGGGCTAAGTATGGTCATGAAAGACCAGACTATAATGTTTATATGAAACGTGTAAAAGATAGAGAAAAAGCAGATGCAAAAGTAGAAAAAGAAATGACAAAAGAATTAAACAAAATGGATAGAAAAATTAAAATAGAAAAATTAAAACCAAATGTTAGATAAATATATTATAAAATTTTTAGAAAAAATTGATAACTTTACTGATTGTATAACAAATTTTTTATTTGCTCCACGTTGCAAATGTGGGAAGAAAAAGAAAAAGGATGCCTAGGCCCGTAAGGAAATGGGTAGTTCGTTTAAGAATGTGGTACGCAGACTTAAGAGGACATCATGGTAAGAAATGGAACTATGAACCTTCTAAAAATTATATGAGGAAAAAGAAATGAGTAAAAAACCTTTAAATATATCTGAAGAAGCAGCTGTACAAATGCCAATGAAAACAGTTGCTAGTTTAATTTTACTCGTTGCAGCTGGTGTGTTCGCATACACCGAGCTAACGGCAAGGCTTGTATCGTTGGAAACCTCACGTGAGTTGTTTACAAATGATTTATTAAAGAAGTCTGAACAAGTTCCTGTGGATCAAGAGCAACATTTTTTATTAGAAGATCTTTATAAGTCTGTAGAGAAAATGGAAGAAACTCAAGAAATGAATATGACTAACAAAGTTAATATAGAATTTTTAAGAGATCAATTAGAAAAAGCATTAAAAGATATTGAAGATTTAAAAGACAAAGTAAGAGCAAACGGTAACGGAGCACACTAATGACAGAAATGGTAATAGCACTTTTAATGATAGTTAACGGAGAAATAAAAGAACACAGAATACAAGAGTCTATGTCAGATTGTTTAAAAGGTAAAAGAATTGCAATGCGTGATTCTAAAAAACACATACAATATCAGTGCATAAAATCTATGGCAGAAACAGAAATATATCTTGGTGAGAAATCAATTCTCAAACTTATATTAAAATGAAATGGCTGTACGCATTTTTAATACTAACCTTAGTAATACTAAGTGCTAAAGCAGATGAAGACACTGCAACATCAGGAAACATATTACCAAATGCTGAAACAACTTCTTCAGGCAAAGACAATTTTGATTTACCTGGTGTAAACAAAGGCACAGGTGCATTAACAAACAACTCTACACACAATGGTTTTACAATTACTTGTCCAACACAGGTTAATAATGCGTGTGGTACAGCATTTAACGGTGAGTTAGAGGCAAGCTATCAAATGAAAGTAGGTGCAAGCGGTACATTAGTTGGTATTGATGGTGTTGAGGCTAGTACAACCTACACTACAACACAAAGAAAATTAAACGGTGGAATACAATTAAATTCTTATTTTTCAATACAAAACTGTGAAGATGGTAATAGTTCCTATAGCTGTGGTCAATCTAATGGTGCTGAGGATACTTATAAACTACATGTAAAAATTAAAGATGCAGCTGGCAATACACTAGCACAGATGACAACAACAAGATTAGAGGATGCGGGGTATAATGCTAACAGCAGACAGTTTCATGACAATTTAGTTTACAATGGCACAGGTGGAGCTAGCTACGAGTGGTATTGGGAAGGTTACGATGGTTCATTAAATACCAGTACATCTAATCTTGGACCAAACTTACTAGGTGCAAAATTATTATTAGATTTTCCAATAGAAGATCACGAACCTTTAACAGTCGAAGAAATAGCAGATATTAATGACGCCTTAAATACAACTGAACTTACAGAGAATGAAATCTATGATATTATATCAGGCCTTGAATCTAAAATAGAAGAAGAGTTTAGATTATCTGGTAACTTAGAAGAAGGTACAAGACTAGAAGTTAATATAGAAAATAAAGAAATAACATTTGAGATAGCATCACGTAAAACAGGTGCTATTGTAATGAAGTCACCGATGACAGCGAAGATTATAGAAGCAATCCCTATTGAAACATTAAAAGAAAAAATGGTTGCCATGGTAAAAGAAGAGATGCCTTAT